TTTTCCTTTTGCACAAAGTTTGGCCATTAATCTTTACCTTTGCTTTTTTGTTCAATATCAAAAAGAGTTTTACTTAATTTTGCTTTAGATGCTTTTGTTTTTTGTTTTGCAATAGCTAATTTACTTTTAGCTTTTTCTAGATCTGTTTTCGGAACATTGGGTTTAACAGATGAAATAGTTTTAGAAACTTTTTTACCTTTGCCCAACATACCTAATCCTCTTAATGCTGCTCCAAAAATTCCAGGCATTATTATTTACCGAATTTTTTAACTTCTGGTCGAACTGCACCAAAGCCAGTTAACTGAGCATGATTAGCAACTCCGCCATCCATCATTTTAGCTCTACCACCTTCTTTGTAGCCCATAATTTTTTTAGCTACATCAGGTCTTTTCTTTGCTAAAGCATTCATACCTTTTGAAGGGTATTTGCCTTTTTTACCGTTTTCTTTTTTCATAATTAACTCGCTGTGTTTTTGATTTTTCTAGATTTTGAAAAAGCAATGTTTTTCTTTTCCTGAGGAGACACGTTACCTTTTACAGCTTCGGTTCCTTTTTCAGGTTTGCCTTTTATAAATCCAAAACCAGGCACTTGTTTATTGAATCGTTTGTTTGCCATGTGTTTCCTCCTTATTTTTTTCCATTTCGGAAAATTTGTGTACCCTTTATACCATAAATGCTCGCGACTACAAGTATCCATAAATTTGTAAACCACGATGGAAGCTGCGAGAACATTTCGAAGAACAATTTTACCTTATCCATCGCTGTCGGATCGTCCGATATGACTGCCCACGCTAAAATTAACACGGGGGTCGACAATATTATGAGGACCGCCTCGTCCTTCCAGTCCGATTGCCTTGCTTCTAGCAATTTTCCCTGGTAAGCCTCTTCTCCTCGAGCCATTTTTCTTGCATGTTCCATTTGAGCGTCCGCCATAAGCATTTTTGTCTCTTGACGCTTCTTAAAAATGTGTGAACCGGCGTTTACAGCTAATTTTATTGCACTAAACCACATAATTTACCTAAATTTTGTCCTTATTTTTTAATTCGTGTTGTAAAACTGTTTTTGTTAACGATGTATCAGCTCTTAAATGTGCTAAATCTTCGTTTTGTTCAAGTTTTTCTTCTTGATTCATCTGATTCATCATAGATTTCATCTTATCAAGGTTAATTCTTTCCTTAGCTTCTTGTTCTTTACGATAATTTTCTTGTGCTCTAAGGTCTAATTCTCTTGCTCGTAGTTTTGCAATAGGATCATTGTCAAATTGTGAAGTAATTTCTTTTTCTTCCTTCATAAATTCTTCCATCATCTCTGCAATGAGTACTGCTTTTCTAGATTCTATTTTTTCAGTTAACATTCTAACCTGCATTTGCATTTGTTGAGCCATTTGTGGGTTTTGTTGCATAGCCATTTGCATTTGTTGTAGTTGTTGTAACTCATTTCTAAACTCTACTTCAACTTGTTCTTGTGCCATCAAAGAAATATGTTCAAAAATATTTTTCTCAAGACTTGCCATAACAACTGGGTTGTTTCTTGCAATGTTAGTTGCCATAAAATTTAAGTGAGCAGTCATATGTGCTCTATGATCTTGACCTGGAAACGCTTGGAACGGTTTCCCTGCGAGAGCATCGATATGTTCTAACGCAGGGTCCTTTGGTTGTGGGGGTTGTGGTCGAATTAAAATCTTATCAATATCTTTTACACCCAATGCTTCATACATATTTCTGTAAACTGCATACTGGTTATGAATACCTGGATTAGAAGTTGCCAGCTGCAGCTCTGTTTGCGCAAGGGAAATACGCTGTGTTTGTGAGAAAATATTAGGGTCTGCAACTGGCAAGATATCTACACGGTCATCAAAGTCTTGTTGTTTGATCATTCTTTGACCACCAACTACATCGTATGGGTACTCTGCAGGTAGATAAAGTTTAAAAACTCTTGCCAATAATTTAAATTCATTTTTAAGAGCTGCATAAATTCTTTTATGAATAGCAGACATTGTTCTGCTTCCTCTTTCAAGCAATGCTACAGTCGTGCCCACAGCTGCTTGTTGATTCCCGTCACCTACTTGCAGGTCCGCTATGGAAGCGAATCTTTGTCCTGCATTTACCACGACTCCCATAAGTTGAAGAAGTGTTGCACTTGGTTCTTTGAAAGGTAACATCATAAATGAATCTCTAATGTTTCCTCCTGGAGCGTCTACATCTCTAAATTCACCAGGTTGTATTGCTTGTGCATCATCTCTAATTCTTATTCCTCGTTGTTTAAATCCAGCAGGTAGGTTTGATAATGTTCCCGCATCTAATAATTGTCTTAAAGCACTTGTTGCAGTTCTAGATAAACCGCCTATCATGTGTATTAAACCAAAACCATAAAAACCTAGTCCTGGTAAAAATTTGAAATGTACAAAGTATTGTACTTTTGATTTTTGTGGATCGTCCACTTCATAGTTTCTTTTAATAGATAAAATTTCTCTAGAGTTTTCTTCTATTGTTACAATATATAGAAGTTTAATTCCAGTAGGCTCACCATCTTCAGGATTGATATCCTCAAAACCTTCTAAGTCTAAATTAACATGACATTCTAATAAATTAAATACATCTTCTTCTTTGCTTCTAGTTCTACCTTCAAGCTCATTTTCTTTTTGTTGTAATTCATCTTCATTTAGTTGTCCCGGTTTTAAATCTATGTCTCTATAAAAACCTGCAACTTGTTGTTTTCTTAATTCGTTTTCTGAAATTTTTATTCGATGAATAATTGCTTCCGCATCATCTAATGAGGTAGCTGTGTACGGAACAATTAAATCATCTGCCGGTACGAACTTTGATACCGCTCTTTGTAAAACTTCATCATAATAAACTTTTTTAAATGCTGAACCTGCAAGAGGTAAATAAAATAACATTTGATCAAACTCAGGTTCGTATTCTTTCATTTGATCCATCAACTGAAAGTTCATGAAATCTTTTACACGATTTGATTGTTGAGTTTTTTCTGGTGTTGGAATTCCAATTATTTGTGTTCGGACTGGTCCGTCAGCTGGGAGTAACTCTTTATATGCCAACGATTGAAACTGAGTAACAGCTTCAGCAAGCACCGGATGAGTGGCACCCGAAGCACCCGAGAATGGTTCCGTCCTGTTTTCATATTTAAACCCTAACAGATCTAAACCTGTTTTGTAAGAGTTTTCCCATTCTTTTCTAGAATTTTTATAATCTTGATAATTTTGAAATAAGTTAGAACTTAATCTACCTAATATGTCATCAGGTAAATGATCTGCTAAATTGGCATAATGATTTTCTGTATTTGCAACAGAAGCAATTGCAGGATCATAGTTTATATCTACTGATCCATCCTCGTTTTCTGTAATCTCTACAGGGTTTCCCTGTTCTTCTAATTCTTGTTGTTCAGCTGCTTCAGCCTCTGCAATTTCAACATCAGAAGGTACATTAATTTCTTGCTCTACATTTGGAAGAGCTTTATCTACGTCTGCCATTTATTTTCTCCGTAAGTTTTACATCTTTAACAGTATTATACGATAAATTCAAGCCCTGTGGTGTAGGTCCTGATTTTGGTGGTGGTCCACTCTTTTTACCTTTTTTATAGGGTGTTTTATTTTTCATCAGCGAATTTTTTCATTTCTAAATGAACATCATCTTCAATACCAAAATCGAAATCTTTAATTTTACCATCTCCATCTGGTCTTGCTGATACTTCTTCATACTCAATATAACCTGTTTCAGGGTCTTGTTTAATCTGCATTTCAAATTCTTCATAACCATAATCACCCCTATCTCTAGTTCTTTTAAGTCTAGCTCCACCTGCTCCTTCATATAATTCATAGTCACCTAAATCATATCTCATAAATTCATCTGGGCTATCCATCTTACCTATGATTTTAGATTCACCCATCATTTTAACTTTATTAATTAAATTAGTTAAGTAATCAGGCATTTGATTTGCTGATCTTGAAACCGCTTCAATTGTTGGTTCAACTGCTTTAGATAAAGGTTTTATGAATTTTAAAAATGGAAGTGCGACTGCGATTGTTGCTGCACCTTTAATAAATTTTCTTCTACCTAAATTTTTTGGATCTCCACCTTCAGCGAGTTGTACACGTCCGCCTCTATTCATATAAAGTTCGTAAGGGGTTCCTGTTACATCATAAATTTTTTGTTTTAAACTTTCTACTAATCCTTTTCTTGAAGATGCTCTTTCAGCCTCTTCTGCTGCAACTTCTGTATCAACTCTTTGTTTTGCTTGCTCTAACTGCATTACTTCTTGTTGTGAAACTTCTGGTCTTGCTCTCATTGTCATTAAGTTTTCATCTAAAAGATCATCAGCTGCCACATCAAATGATTTTTGTTGATTAATCTTTTTTTGAATTTCTTGTTCTTGATCTGTTAGTCGATTGTATTGTCTTAATTTTTG